CACTTAGTCCCGACCGCTTGGATCAGGTTAGTGCCGGTTACCCTCAAAGGCACCACCGTCCACCGGTAGCCACCACGTTGTGCATGGAAAGCTCCCTCGAACCAATTGCTGTACGTGTTTCCAAGCACAGTCATCGAAAGCGTGGTGTTCGCCGTAGTCTTAAACCCGGTTCCATCCACCGCCACGGACTGAAAAACCTTAGTGTTAAACTTCGGATACGCAGGAAGTACAACCTCCTGGGAAACAACAGTGTTCACCGGAACAGACGCGGTCGAGATGTTGTCAACAACTAGACGCGGGGCACCAACTTTGCACAACGCACGGATGGAACTGACCTCCTCACCAATTGCGTACTTGTACGGGGCCGACTGAGCCACGACAGGCTCCACGGTCAGGTCCTCGGCTGCTTCACGCGACACCACAGCGGTGGTTCGCCAATTGAAGTAGCCAAAGTTCCAGCTCGAGATGTACTCATTGGTCGGTCTCGCGACGCGGTATTCTTCACCCGCACGCATCTCGACCGTCACTGTGCACGGGGGGACTGTTGCTGGTGACGCAATCAAGGGAGCTTCCACGTAAACGTAGATGTACCCATTGAAACACGAACTGCTCGAAGTCTGAGCCAGGTTTGGGACATATATCCCACCTCCCAGACTGCTGGACCCAGGAACACGGTCTGCCACCTCCAGTGTTGCGAAAGGCGTGGTACGCCTCCACTTCACCGGAAAGACAACCTCCGTCGTTCCAGCAATCTCCGCGATCACACTCGGCAAAGTGTTGTACGCCGGAGCTTGCGTGAGCTGTTCCATGGAGTGGACGATACGAATCGTCCCCTTATGGAAATTGGAGCACCACACCGTGAACTTGAGTTCGAGATCTCCTCCCCACATCAAAAAGGGGAGAGACACGAAGCCAACGGGTGCCGGGACGTAAGACCCGTCACCCACCTGAGTCGTCAGTGTCGGTACTGCCGGCGCCACCATAGGCGAGTTCCGCTCGTCGAGGTTGGAGCCCAGTCAAACCTGCTGATCAGGGCCCACTTGCGTGCCAACTTGTAGATGTTGTCGTCGTCCTCATCGAACCCGGCACCATCCGGGGTAACAGCTACACCACCATTGGGGTCAGTACCCGCACGGTACCCGAAAAAGCGTGAAGACTGCGAAGCAGCCATATCTGTGTTGTATCTTGCGATAACCGCACCGCTTTGGTCAGTCACCAGTGGTTTCGAGAACCCCATTGCCTGCATTGTGTTTGGGTCTTCGACCCTAGCAATCTGCAAGGCTGTG